CTCCATCTTCTATATGCACTATACCAGGACCACAAAAAGCATCCTTATCATATCCTGTATTTTTCTTTTTAAGTAATCTTACTTCTTTCATACAAGAAGATAATGACTTCATAGGAATATATTGTGTCATTTGAGTATTTTGGTCATTCATATTACCAAAAACAAACATTAAAATTACGCTAATGACTTCCATTTTGCCTCACTTTGTCCTCGAGCTTTTCTGTATCTATAATTAATTTTTCTATATCCTGCTGTGCTCTTTTTATATTTACGGTATTACTCATCATACCCTCCATTTCTTCTTGCATAGCCTCAATTTGCGTTGCCATGAACTCAATGAGCATGTCCTGCTGACTATCAGCGGGTAGATTACCCATTTCACCACGAGGCCATTTAATTCTAAATTCTGTGTTCTTTTCAACATCTGCTAGCATTAACTTACCTTGTGTCTCAATGTTATTTAGGCGTTCAATAATCCCAAAATAACTATACACTCCTATCCCAACGGCGGCGAGTATACTGAGAAGATTTCTCATAGGCATGCTTACGCTAGTATTATCTGATAATTTCATATTACCCTCCTAAAGGATTTTCTAATGCTCTTTTAATCCTTTTATCTATTTTCTCTTCTAGCTCCTTTTGAGATAGTTTTATTTTTTCTTCTAATTTTTTCATATCATCTTCAAGAGTATCAATTGTAGACTTTAAATCTTTTGCATTATCTCTAGAATCTTCTTTTACTTGTTGTTCAACATCATTAACGATTGATTCCACTCTACGAACATCTTGACGTAAATCATTTTTTAATTCATTAGCCACATCAGAAACTAAACGAATTTCTTGCATCATCATCTCCATTTCACCCATTAACATTTCTATTTCTGTTTGAAGTAGATCTGTCTTACTAGACATTTCTTCTTTTGTAAGTGCGATATTTTTATCAAACTCAGATAAGTCTGGGGCCACATAATTTTGTATTTGTTCTTTCATGTTAAGATAATCTTTATAAAATTCAAAACCACCCCATAAAGCACCACCTGCTGTAGTTAATGCTGTAATAATAACAAAAATTTTACCACCTCTAAATTTAATACCACCTACTTCTACTTCTGTTGCCATTTAAAAATTTCTGTCTATCCATTTATTAATTGAGTAATTTATATAAATTGAATACAATAATATTATTACTAAATTTATAGTTCCATAATCCATAATTAATTTTCACTCCATTGACTATCTATCATTTCATTTATTAAGCCGTCACTACCAGCAAATAAATACCATTGTGCTATATTGTTATTTTGTATTTTACTATCTGGTATCATATAATCCGTAAAAAAATCCATTCTATCATTTAATTCTTTTTGTGAATCAAAAAAAGTTTTAGTGTCACCCAATACCTGCATGACTATTAATGTTTTTAACTGATTTGTTGAATCATATCTACCTTTATCGCCCATCTTCTTTACGATCTTTTTAGCAGCTTTTTCTTTTTTAGATTCTGGTTTTTTTACAGGTTCTTTGTCTTCACTCTTATCCTCTGTTTCTTCCATATCTTCTTCGCTATCTTCATTTTCAGAAGTCTCTGGTGAGCTTTCTTCCTGCTCAGGCTCCTCTTTCGTATTAGTTTCAGTTTCCTCAGTATCTTCTTCAGTAGGTTCATCTTGTACCTCCTCTGGTTCTGGTTCTAGTTCTGGCTCAGGTTGTGGTTCTGGTTCTGGCTCAGGTTGTGTTTCTTCCATAGGTTCTTCTTTTACTTCCTCTATTTCTGGCTGAGTTTCCATTTCTGGTTCTGGCATTTCCATTTCTGGTTCTGGCATTTCTACATCGGGTAATTCCATTTCCATTTCCATTTCCATTTCAAATTCTACAGCGGCTACTTCAACTTCCTCTACTGTAACATTTGGCATTTCAAAATCCATTTCCATGTCAGGCATTTCCATATTAAAATCCATTTCAAAATCCATTTCCATTTCTACAGTTTCATAAGACATTTCCATATCAGGTTCATCAAACTCTGGCTCAAAATACATATCATCACCTGGAGCATCAGGAACTACAATATCATTATGTTCAAATATATTTTCTACAATATCAATAACTTCTGTTTCTGTACTTCCTCCATAAGCTACCCACATTTCAACACTAAGTATATGTTCTGTAACTATTGTAGAAACTACGTTGTATAATACATTTATTTGTACATCATCAAATAGCGGTCCAATTGCCAGGTTGATATCACGTCCACCTACCTCTACAATTAATTTTGTAATTGTCCCTGCAAAATCAAAACCATTTTGATAAGTTTGATAGCCACTTGCTACCCCAGATTCTGATAATATATCTGTGCCACTAAATATTGACGTATTTCCATTTTTACCTGTAATATGCATATAGATTCTATCTTGAGAATCACGTTTATCTACTTTTATTGAATAATTAGTTCTTCCACCATTTTGTATATCCAAATCTGATATATCTACAGTTTGTATAAATGTTGTACCCATTCCTGGTACACCTTGTGTAGAAGTTGAATTACCTGATCCAGTTATTTGAGCACATTTATCTGTGCCTAAATTATAACAAGAATTTCCAGACGGCATACTTGCTGGACCTTGGCCTCCCCAGTCCAAATCCATGTCACCTTCATATTTTGATGATGAGACATAACCAGCATCTCCATCAAGAATATCTCCTGAATCTGGATTTGTTGTAGTTACTGTTGTCGTGGTAGTGGTAGTTTCGGTTGTGACTGTATAGCCATCAGCTTCGTATTCAATGGTTTCTACTTCATCTATAACAATGGTTTCTTCAACTCCTGGCGTACATAATCCTGTGGACGTGACAGGACATTCTGCTCTAAGGGGCGAATGCCACGATACCAGAATGCATAGCCATACCCAATACAATAAATTTGAGAAGTTTTTGCCCATCGGTTAATCCTTGTGATTTTTTTATTTTTTCTTCTTCTTGTTCCATTTTAGCAAGCACTACACTTCCTTCAGGAATCATGTCAGGGTTTTGTTTCCAAGCTTCTTCAGCCTCCGAACCGATAGCACCCATGTAAGGGCAACTGGTCCCTGCCATATGCATCGCATCCCAAACTCTGGGATCTCCACAAAGCAAACTCACTGCTGCAACCTTCATACCTGATGCGTAAAGTGAGCGCGATAATTTTATACGTTCACAGTTTTCGTCTGTGATAGTAATTCCGCTGCTAATTCCTAGAATCTGAGTTTGCACGGCACCCGCCGCAGCTGTCTTACAGACATCAGAATTGTTTACAACAACACTTGGTGAATTTGCGGTAGGTACCGATTTATCCGTCACTACCGTCGAAGACACAGTGTTCGTATCTGCACCATTAGCGCTAGTTATTGCACTAAAAACTAAAACAAAACATAATGCTATAAAAAGAATTCTCATTTAACATTTCCAACGTTTTCTTGCTTGTCGTAATCTTGATTTAGGATTAGCTGCTGCTTTTGGAAATTTTTTCATTTGTCCTGCACTTCTTGCACAGTATGACTTTCTTCTTTTTGCAGCTTTAGATCCTTTTTTAACTTTACCTGTAACTGCTGTTTTTAATTTAGAACCAGGGTTCATGGCTCTATACTTTTTGACTCCAGCTCTAGTCATTCCCGCCCCTTTTTCAGTGGGGCGGAAGTTTTTTTTATTTCTACGTGGTTGCTTATCAGCCATATAAGACTTCTACATGTGTAGCTTGATTGAAGAAACAATAAAGATCAGTTTCAAATCTCAATCCAGGATCTGGAAATGTAACTTGTAAAATTTCATCTTCACCTGAACCTATAGCTGGAGTTGGAATTGTAAATTTAACAGTGCCACTTGCACCATTATCTATCAAATCAACTCTACCTAAAGTGCCACCACATCTAATATTAAGTCCAACAACTCTAGCGGGGGCACTAAGAGTGTTAGTGCCTGCTGACACTTTAGTTGTCACTTGTCCGCTTGCTGTCAACTGTTTGTTTTTTAAAGCGTACATTTACAACTCCTATCTTTCAATCATGCAAGTGATGTAATCAATTGTCATTGTTTGAGCAGAAGCTTCACCATTTTGAATACCGAAAGAAATTGTTAGTTCTTCGTCATCAGGTAGGTTAGTTGCCGCAGATTTTAGAGGAGCAGCGTTATTAATTGAATAATAAACAGCATCTCTATTTGCATCAATAAACCATGATACAGTAATAAACGTATCATCTGCCATTGTAGCAACGTCTTCAGTTGTTGTTGCTGTGTTATTTTTTTCAACACCAAAATCTAATCCTGCATCACCATCTGCACTAATGAAATAAATACCATCTGTAACATCTAATGGTGATGTATCAGTGATATGTAATCCCATTACAAAATCAGATTGATCAACATCATTTACTTTAAATCTTGCTGAAAAGTATGCAGCTTTATTTGAAGCTAATTTAAAAGATTCACCTTTTAATTGTAAAAAGTCTAAATCATCATCAGCGTCATCATTTGTAATTAATAATGCACCACCAGCAGATGATGTAAGTGCTTCACTTGCATTACCTGAGCCTGATTCAGTTGTTGTGATCGTCCAGTCATCGGCGCTGTACGTCATAAAGTCGTTAAAATATCCGTAGAAAGTTTGATCTGACGGATAAGGTTGGAACATTGGTTGATCTTTTTTGTACTCGGTAGCATCAGTGTTACCAGCCCATAAGATCATGTTCTGAAAATGAGGGTTTGCCATGTTTATCTCCTTGGTTGTATAGCCCTTTGTCATGCAGTCTCTATACACGTCTGCCTAGCCAGTGTGCACGACTTTGTTAATCTAGGATACTTGTGAGGAGTGTATAATAAAAAAGGCGGTCTCGCAACCGCCTTCTTCACCTAAGAAAGATTTAGTTAATTCTTATGAACCTTGAGATCCGTATACACATCTAGGATCTGAGAAACCAAAGCTGTATCTTTCACGTGCTTTATATCTCATATTTCCTGTGTCGAAATCACCTTCCATGCCTGTAGCAAGGGCAGCTCTTACGAAGTGTTTAAATCCATTAGGAGCATCAGTTTTGATAAAGAATGCATCAGTATCTGATAGGTAGTGGTTAACCACATATCCATCAGGTAACATACCCATGTTTCTCATTGCGTTGATGTCATTGTCAGACGTACCAACTCTAAGAGTAGAGTTTAAAACTCTATCTGCTACAAATTGCGTGTTTACTGGGATGATTAATTTTCTTCCCTGCATTGCAACTTTTAAGCCTCTTTCGTCGATAAAGCCTGCAATATCAATCATTGCTTGCTCTAATGAGGTTTCGTTCAAGTCAGCATTAGTTGAACTTATGTTTGAAAAAGTTCCCCCTAAAG